AGATTTATCATTAATGCAATGGGACATGACAAGATCTATTTGGAATAAAACAAAAGATTCTTTTATTGCAGGTGATGATGATCAAGCAATATTTAGATGGGCTGGTGCAGATGTAGATTCTTTTATAGCATTAGAAGGACAATACCTGCCACTAACACAATCTTACAGAATACCTGCTAAAGTTCATGGATTAGCCATGGGTATTATAAATAAAATTAAAAATAGAATAGACAAAAATTGGCAACCAAAAACAAATCAAGGAAATTTACATAGACATTTTGATATAGAAAGTATTGATATGTCATCGGGTGATTGGTTGGTGTTAAGTAGAACAAGACATATGTTAACAGACATAGAAGAATTTTTGTATAGACGAGGATTATATTATGAAAACAGATACAAGCGAAGCAGCGAAAAAGAATTACATCAAGCCGCTACATCTTGGGAGCATTTAAGACAAGGACAATTAGTATCGTATAAAGAAATAGAGAACATAGTTAAATTTATGGGGCCTAAAAATTGGCATTCTAAAAAAATAAAAGGTATGGCTAAAGGATCTTTTTATGGCATAGATCAACTTACAAATGATTATGGTCTGCAAGTTAAAACAGAATGGTATGAAGCATTTGATAATGCAGGGCAAACAAAAGTAAATTATTTAAGAAAGATGAGAAAGAATGGCGAAAGATTAAACGAAAAACCTAGGATAGAATTATCTACTATACACGCAGCTAAGGGTGGTGAAGCAACAAACGTTGTGTTGTTAACCGATCTTACAGAAAATACTATGCGAGGTTATGAAAGAAACCCAGATGATGAGAATAGATTATTTTACGTAGGTGCAACAAGAACAAAAGAAAATTTACATATAATTGAACCAAAAAAATATGAGAAAGGTTATTTACTATGAAAAAGAAAAGTGTTTGGGATAAACAACATGGCGGATCCCACTATCAAAAATTTACGATACAGCCCAGCAAGTTTGTAGTTGAGAATGAGTTGCTATTCCCGGAAGGATGCGCTATAAAATATATCTGTCGTCATCGACTGAAAGGAAAGAAACAAGACATATTGAAAG